CGTCCCCATCAACTGCGCCGATATATGACAGGTGTTTGTCATATGCCCGGTCGTCCGGTTGCGTCCAAACATCTGCCTCGCTAAATCTCTGGTAAGTCAAGACGCTGCCAGTATTGCAAATTCCGACCCCACCCGCGCCTTGCAAGGCATTTGCCAACGAAACCGGGAGCGTGACATATCCACTGCCGTTAAATAAAAACGACGGCTTCCCACACACCCCCGCAACCCCAAGCGTTGTACCCGTGCCGGACAATACACCCCGCATTGGATTGTCTGCCGCCGGAGCAAGAAGCGAGATATCGTCAAAATACGATGATCCATTTACCGCACCAGCATAAAAAGTTATGCTGAGAGATAGGCAACCAGCCGGAACAACAAATGACCACGTTGTTTGACTATAAATAGTAGCGCTCGTGTATCCAGTTCCCGTGTCCGCCTTGATGCTTGCGGAGTGCGTATTATCATAGATCGAGTATATTGGATTTGTTGTGCCGTCTCCGTGACTCCAAAACGATAAAGTATAGGCCGTCCCAGGTGTCAGCGCGTCGATGGATTTGCCAGCTCCGCCACAAATCAGGATTAACTTTGTGTTATATGCCTGAGCAGTACCAGCCGTTATTTTTGCTGCACTTGCTCCTCCGTGTACACTGGTCGTTTCCGGGGTGATCGCGCCACCGTTGGCGAGTTGATACGACCATCCCGTCGGGATATTTGGAGACGTGCGCCATAGTTCGAGTCCAGAATTAACACATAGATTGCCCGTGTGCTGATTGGCAGGATAGATTGTTGTACCGGACAATTCTGATAACGGATAATACGCTAACAGGTTTGACGGTTGAGTAGATAGTATTTTTTGCGCCACTGACGGTGCGTTTTCAAAAAGTATCATACGCAGTAATTTATTCATACTCCACACCTCCCAAATAAAATAGTCTCTCTGTGACTTTTTCCATCGGCTAGATATCCTGCGAGATGAAGAACCGGAACGTCAAATCCCCGCTTGCGTAGGCCGGGGCACCCCGAGTCACAAAGCAGAACCAAATTTTGCGGGTAAGCGCGGTACACTTGAACATATAACGTCCGCCGTCGTTTTGCGCCACGCTGTTCAATGCACTGGCGTAATAAGTGGACAACGGGATCACGGCGAAACAATGTGCCATATCAGCGTCACTCAGAGTCCACGCGGCGCTATCGTTGGGGGGCGTCACCGGGGCGTCAAATAGCCAAATTTCGCCGGCTACGGATTGTTTGGCGTAGTCAATCAGCATGGCGGACACGATGAACCCCGAGCCGCCATTCACGCGGGCCGCGTTGGGCACCTCGAATGCTACGCCCGATTCCCCGACGTAATCGCCGGTAGCGTAGGTGGCATGTACCGTGAGCGTAGGGATACAGTCGATATTGACTGAATCGCCACCCACCTGCCCAATATGCGCCTCGCCGGCGGTGAGAGGGATTCCGGCTACAATCGACTTTAGGAAGTTCTGAATCCCTTTGAGCAGGGAGATTGCAGTGCGGGCCGCGGCACCTTGCACGTCTGAGGATGGGATATCGGTAGTATTGCCGAGCGCGGATTGTACGCCGCTGGAGGATTCTTGGTTTACGACATAAACGGGCTTGGCTGCCCCGCCTTCAACTGTATGTGGATCGGTACTCATGGGTTTCTCCTAAAATAAAAATTGGCAACCGGTTATCACGGCTGCCAACTCCACGTGGCGGGCTAGACCCGCTCAGGCATAATCATTATAACACGCGGCTCAACCGCTCAAATCCGCCAGTATATCGCGCGGGCTACTGCCATTGATAGGCACACACATAAGTCAATCTTCATCGTCTGGGACCGCTTGACAATCCGCAGTTTGTCACCTTCCGTTTTGGCATCTGCATTGGTGACGTGCTCCCTGAGTACCGGATCCCCGTCGTGATGTATGCGCCGCGCTATGATCGTGTCCCTGAGCAACTTATCAGCCATCAGCCGGGGCGATCCTTGCGAGAACTGGAACATACGGGCTACCGAATCGTTGCGCAGACGTTGAGACATATCTTCCAACTGATACGGATCGTAGCACACCTCGGTTACGTTGTACTCTTCGCACAGCCGGATAACTTCCCTTTCCACTTCGCTAAAGTCGATGTGCTGCCCGTCAATGGGCTTCCATCGTCTAGCGTAGCGAATGTAGTAATTCTCGTTGTTTCCGCCGGATATCAGGATTAGGCCAAATGTATCCCCGTCCACCGCCGCGTCAAGCGCCATGAAGTGCGGATCGTTTTTGTCGTGGGGAATCATCCCGCCCTTGCAGGCGTCCCACCACTCGGGCTGGACAAAGGCGTCACTAGCGGTGGCCCACTGGTTGCGGTGGACGCGGTTGAATTCGGAAGGGAGTAATACCGCCTGCTCAGAATTGTAGTAAGAATCGGACTGCCAGGAGCAACGAGGGGTGGTATTCCAAAGCGCGAATATTCCAGACTGGCGATTCTCGAATACCTCTAAGGGTGGGCTGAATTCATTCGCCCAAGGGAATTGTAACCCGCGCCGTTCTCCATCCTTTACGTTGTCCTCCCATAGCCGCTCTAAGATTGGGCTTTTACCTGTGAATCCGGCATAAGTTTCCACCCATCGAAACGACTTGCCCGCCTTTGTGGGTGAAATTGTTAATTCTGTCCATAACTTTTGTGCCGCGTCGTTGTTAGCTGCCCACACCTCAGTGAAGCAGATCATATCATCATTACCGCCGGCCTCACCTTTAGGGTCAACCGGAATCGCCTCAATTACAGCATGATTGGGGAATCGGATTGTGTAACCGGATAGATTGACCTTGACCATTTCGCGCATCTGGGGATGAAGTTCAATAGCCCGGCGAATGTAGAACGCCTCTCGGGAATCGGCCTGCTTCAGGTCGTTGGCTACAATCTTGATCGACCCCCACGGGGTATTCCATGCCATCCACAAGGCAACAGCCGCGGCTATCATGGATTTTATCGACTTTTTTATGTCGCTCCATAGGATAAGGGAATAGGGGAAATTACCGTTAGCATCCCTGGTAAGCGCCTGCCTCAAGCATCGTTTTTGATATGGTTCTAAAATCGTGCGGTGATCATCGGTTTCAGGAATAAGGAAATGCTTCTCAATCCACCCCACCGGATCGTTAGGGTACTCTCGGAATATAGGCAGAGCGCCACTCTCCACCTCTTTCCGCCTGAGCAGTTCTAACGCCGCCTCAGCCTGAATTTGTGCCGGGGTTCGCTTCGTTGTTTTCGGTTTCGCTTGTGCCAGCATATTTGCTCAGGTCCTTCACTACTTCATCGGGGTCTTCACCCGCTACGATTCTCTCAAGCAACGGCCTGGGTAAATCGGTGATACTGCCAGTCCAGGCAATCTTCTTTTCCTTGTCTAGCCCAGCCGCTTTGCGCTGAATGTCGCTCGCAACCTTTAGCGCGTCAGTCATAGCCCGGACATTCAACGATTGACGAATGATAACGACTCCATCAACTACAGACCGAGTCTCTTCGATAAAATCTTCAGCCTTCTCGAATGTCTTGTCGATGATTTCGCGCAACCGTTTTCCCTGGCGATAATCTTCCTGCGGGATCGTCCCCCTGGCTTGTCGCCAGAATTCATCCGTCTCCGCCTGGCGTTTTTCTTCCTGACGTTTATCGTAGAGTTTAACTCGTTCCTGCCAGGCGTAATACATGCTCCACGATTTCAAAAAAGCGATGTGTTTAGCGGGCTTGATGTAATTTCGGTCAGTAGCTTCTAACTGTAGATACGACTCCCACAGCTTTTCTATACTCCGCATTGTCCCCATAAAAGCAAAGTCGCGGAGTGCCTGTATCGCTCTCTTTGGCTCTTTTTGCATCTTCCCCGAATATGAATATGAACACGGCTCTAATGGATCGTCTCGATTCCAAGTAAGATCGTGAGCCTTTGCCATCACTTTACCTCGGCCTTTACAGGCGCTTTCGACTCGCCCTCTTTCGGGTTATCCTCTAACTTTTTGAGGGCGTCGATAATCTTCTGTACCTGACTTCGTTTTTCCTTGCTGTTTTTTATAGATTCGTTCATTTTTTCAAAATCCATAGGCTTATTATACCCACTTTACGGCCTAAAATACAAATAACCACCCTTTCGAGTGGTTATTCTTTATAAAAACTACATTTTTCTAAGACAGAATCGGGTATCCCTTTGCGTCTTTCAATACCCTGTCTTCGTTTATACTTTTAGCCGCCTGTATTCTTTGCGTAATCCACTCGGTTTCTAAATTGTTTCTATAAAGATCATAGATATTGATTTCGATGTTTACGCATCGTCTTTCGGAAATGTGGCACACAAAAACAACTCTAACTTGGGAGTTTCCCAATTCACTATCCGGGTGCTCGTGCAAGTAAACCGCCAGCAAGCCCAACCCGCTCAGCACATCTCGAATCAGTTGCAAGTTTCTAGCGTAATTCGATTCGCGCTCAACTTCTAATATTGCGTTTCGCCTTGCAACTGATTTCTTGTTTATCCACGAGATGAACGGGAAAAGTATCATTCTTTCTTATCCACGTTCGCCGGGGAGTCGATGTTCATCGGCATAATCACGTGAATGTAACTATCATCGTCAGATGAACGGATTACAGCCGGGGTATTCATCGCGTTAGTTTCCAGGATCACGCTTGCCGACTTGATCACCCCGAGCACCTCACGCAGGAATCGAACGTTGAAGGCGACCATGATTTCAGGCCCCTTGACGGTAGCGTCGATCACCGATTCCGCCGCGCCCACCGCGTCTGACTGGGACGCAAGCTGCACCATGCCCACGCCGTCTGTACCTGGTTGAACATGGATCCGCGTCACGTTGTTTCCCTCGCGTGCCACGATCTCAACCTGTTCACAGGCGTTCTGAAATGCCGAGGTACTAATGGTAGCGTGAGTCTTGAATGACTTGGGTATGATTGCCTTGTAGGGCGGAAAATTACCGTCAATCAGTTGGGACACAATTTCGGCGGTATCGTTGTTCAGATGAAATACCACCTGCCCGCGCTCCGGGGGAATCAGAACGGTGACGGTCTCACAATCGCCGGCGATCCGGGATAATTCCGTTAGCGCTTTAGCCGGGATGATTACGGATACTTTGGGATTGTCCCCTCCAATCGCCATGCTCCGTACTGCGATTCGGAAGCCGTCAGTTGCCACGAGGGTGAGTGTATCCTTGTCAATCAAAAACAGGACGCCTTGCAAGGCCGGGCGGGCCTCATCCTGACTTGCCGCGAAGGCAACTTGACGAATGGCGTCTTTGAGGGTGGACAGGTTGATCACGATTCCGGCGCTTAGATCGTAACCCGGCATAGGCGGGAATTCTTGGGCGTCGATCCCTTTCATGTTGGTGGTGGATCGTCCACATTTCACGTCGGTGGATTGATCCGTAGGTTTGACATTCATACTGATTGCATCGGACGGTAACTTTCCAATCCAATCGCAGAGAGTACGCGCGGGGATGGTCACGCCCCCCTCTTCTTTGATCTGCGCCGGGATCCAGCATGATATCCCGATTTCCAGATTCGTAGCGCTCAGGCGGAGTTTACCGTCACCTTCTGTGGTAATCAGGATATTAGCCAGAACGGGCAGGGTTGAACGGGGTGACACGGCGCGGGATACGATTCCCAATGCGCGGGCCATGTTGGGCTGAGACACGGTAATTTTCATTTAGACTCCAGGTTGGTTTGAGAGATGGAAAAACAATACATGCTTACGCCGTGAGATGTTGAGGCTTTATAACACACTACCCCGGCTTCATAATCGACATAACGATCTATCATCCCGCCAATCGTAGCGTTACCCATCGGAGTCGGCTCCAATGTAGGCGCGGGAGTCGCGGATATCGCCCGTTCCGGTGACGCAGGGGAAAGAATAAAGACTGCCAATAACGCGAGAATCGCAAACGCAACAATGAATTCTTTCACTTTTTATTTCCTTTCAGAACCCCATACGGGTGTCGCTGAATGCGCAGGATTTTGGCATAACCATCCATGCGCTTGGGTGTACTGAGACTCTTAGCTGCCACTCGGGCGACAATCACGACCAGGGCCAGCAGGATGAACAATTCAATCCAGGATAACAGCATCTTTCACCTCCATAGTTTCTTTGAGTGCCAGTTCTAAATCGGCGGCCTTCTTTTGCCAGTATTGCAGGCGGGTTTGATCGCCCTGCCAATACTCAAAATACTTTTTGGATAGTTCCTTTTCGTCTTTGATCTTCTTTAGCATCGCCTCGTATTCATCCACGCCAGCCAGGAACGCCTGGGCTAACGGCTCCGCAATGTTAGCGGCATACGCGATGAATTCGGCGTTTTCTTGGGTCATCATATACCCATCGGATGAACACACCCACGGCTCAACGGTTGGCATTCCATCCCCACCCCGCCCGGTTTCCCACGGGCGCGCGGTTGCTAACTTTGACAGTTCAACAAGACGGCGCACGGCTGCAAGGAATTCATCCATACCCATGTCGGGCGGGTAACTTTCGCTCACGGTTGTTCCTCCTGTTCCATTTCAATCTTCTCCATAATCGTAGCCCGCAACTTATGGACTCGTTCTTCCAATTCGATCACGCGGCGGGCCAGAATCGGGGCCAGTTCCAACGCCAGGATGACATACTCGTGGTCTTCGGGCAGGGCCATGACCCGCGTTTTACCGGGCTTGATCCGCGTGAAACTTGTCAGGGTCTTAGCCTTCTCCAGGATTTCCGTATCACTCAGAACGCCCACGGCATCACCCTCACAATCGCAATGAAACAGACGACGGCAATCACGATCACCACAAATAGCATAGCTTTTTCCTTTTTGCTCACTTTTCCTCCATTCGTTCTCCACTGTCATAAATGGACACTAGATTACCGCTCGCACACCGTGACGTTATCAGGTAGCCCCTCAATCAACGGGTACACCACCTCACGACTCAACCGCCCCGCCCCGATTCCGGGGTAATTCAAGCGGATATTCACGTCCGGGCAGTCGTTGGCGTAGAGCGCCAGCATACGCGCCGATTCCTTGATAATCTCGGGGTCCGCCGGCTCACCAAAGAAGCGCTTGACCTGGAAGATACCGAATCCAGGGGTACTGGTAACTTTACGAATGACCAGGAATCCGTAAACACTCAGGCTCTTCTCAATCAACAGCCCACATTCAGCCCGAATGCCGGGGTAACGCCCAACGGCTTCCAATGCCGCGCCAGTGCCCATGACCAGGTGTCCACCAAATGTCAACGCGCTGTTTGTGGTGACTGCGTACAGGGTAGGTCTATGTTGGACCTCCCATAAGTCCTCAGTTACAATTCTCATAGCTTGCTCCATCCGGGTGTAGGGCCGGATTGACCTTGATAATGCCCACGTTCGCTGTACAGGTGACGCGGGCGGCGGGTTAGCTTGATCAGCACCAACTGACAGAATCGCATTTCCGGGCGCAATTCCAGCGGCCACGGCGCGAAGTTATACGCCTCAAGCGTGCCTGTACCGTGGAAGCCGGGATCGAAGTCACCCGAGTGGGAATGCTCATATCCCCACCGCCCTGGGGTGGATTTCAAGAACAGGAATCCGCCGGCGTTATCGGGGATCGTCAGGGTTTCCAGTGTGTCACACAAGACGAATTGCCCCGGCATGAGGATGAATTGTCCCATCGACTGAGGCTCGCCCCACTTATCCCACTTACGGTTATAGCCCATCCTGCGGAGCGCAGGAATTGACCACCACCATTTCGCGGTACGAATCGTGGTACCCAAGCGCAGATCAATGGACGCGGGATTGAGCATAGCGGGGTTGAACGGGAAAACGCCCCCGGCCCGCGCCCACTTCTCAATGTCGATGTCTGCGTACAGACTCACACCCCACCAACTTTGGATAGTGACGATTCCGGATCGTGGGCGGAGAAGGTGGAGTAATCCACGATGTACTCGATCTCGGATGATCGTAGATTGATTCCGATCACATGCCCGACCAATCCCCGGCTGAGGTTGACAACGATCTCAGTCATGCGGAATTTTGGCATGGGCCGGGATTGCAAGGGACGCCAGGCAACGATATCGACAATATTGTAAAGATTATCGTCACAATCGGAGACAAACAACACTTTTCTATTCCCCATTTTCCCGGCAACAATTTTACCCGTAAACAGCTTTGCTTCAATCGTTATTCCAACCGGGATAGTGTTAACGGGTTGCCATCCATCTGGGATCGCCGGGGCCTTCTTGATTTCCCGCCATGCAATCGGGATGGCGTCAAAACAAATGCCGCTTTCCATTTCAACGCCCCACTTTTTGTTGACTATGAAATAAATTCCTTTCGATTTAACTGCGTCAACATCCATGATTTCGACAAGCCGTGAGTTATCCGGAGGTTCATTCGCGCTATTCCACCCTTCTGGGATCGTCACCGATTCCCGTTTGTCTAACTTCTCAAACGCCCGATTCATTCCCCGGCGGAGCTTGCGAACCTCATTGACCAGGGCCAGCACGTCATCATTCCATACAGAGCGTTCCCCGTTGCAAGAAAAATGATCTTCAACCTGGGCCAGCCAAGCATCGGTAATTTCCACCTTCGGCTTGATCGCCTTGATCCAACCCTTCTCCACCCACACGCCAGTACCAATCTCTTCCCATCCGGCGCTTGGCTTGACGCAATACGGCAAAGTCGTGCCCTTGTCAGTTTCGGTGACCTCGCCGGTAAAACTTACCTTGACCTTATCGCCTACCTTGAATTTCATACTTCCTCCATAAAAATTATAGGTCGGGCCTGGATGGATTTCCACCATCACCCGGTGATCATTCCGTTTCATCCTGTATCCTACGCTGCGATCATCAGCGTTACTTTCCAGACAGCGCGGGTTATCTCGTACCGCGCCAGGCCCATAATGTTTACGATCATGTGGGGACGGTGGAGTCGAACCACCACGGTATCGCTTTCCAAACGGGACTCGCCTCATTCAGAATGATACCTTTGTTACGGGGGCTTGTACTTCGCCCGAGGTTGAGCCGCCGTGGCCCACTATCCCCATGCTGTAAAAGATCGTTGGTCTCTCCCAGCCGCCACGCCTCAATTGTCGCGTTCACTCCCTCTAATCGGGTCGTTCCTGGGTGAGGGAACGGCGGTCATCCGGGCCGCCACGGTTTCGCGGGCCTACCCGCTATGCTTTGGCGTCAAGATACTTGTTCAACTCAGCGATTACCGCTTCCGGGGTAGTCGCCTGGGGCAAGGCCAGTTTTTGCAAGATGCCGTCAATCTCAAACGGATTGACCCGGACGTAAGCTGCACAAATACGCGCCCACGGGGCCGGGTACTGGTGCTTACCGACTTTCGCCAGAACGCCGGTATACGTCAATTCGGCGGTAGCCTGCGATTCCGGTTCGGGTTTGGCGGGGGCCTGGGCGGGCTGTGATACCGGGGCCGGCGCATGTTGGGGAGTCTCCACCTTCGGCGCGGGATTCGTCACCGGGGCGGGCGCGTGCGGTACAGGTGCGGGGGTAGGAGTCTGAGTCTTGACAGGCTCAGGCGTCACGGTTACGACTACGGGCGGATTGGTCACGGCGGGGGTAGTCGGGCTGACCTCGATCACGTTACCCTCCACATAATCCTCAATGTCTTGGGTAAAGTTCTCTGACGTATTGGTCGTAATCAAGACCGCGGCCACCAATGCGCGTTTTTGGGCCATCTTCA